GAAGTAGAAGAGATTGTACAATGTGAGATATGCCATGCTAGATATAGCAATCAGAAAGATGAAGATGCTAATGGCTTCAGACTAGTAGATGCTTTTGAAGAATCAGAGCAAGTTATATATCAACCATAGGAGATTAGTATGCTAGTTAAGGATATAATTAAACAGCTACAAAATGAGAAGTGGTATAAACCAACTGACAATCTAATGATTGGTTGGTGTGACTCAGAAGCTGTGAATGGTGATGGAAGAATGACACCAGAACTATGGGAAGAAGCTTGTGCTTTAGCTGATGAGTCTGAGTATCTGTTCGATAGGCAAGTAGCAGCAGACATAGTAAAAGAAACAGAGCAACTTCACCCTCATCTGTATAAACAATTTAAAGGAGATTAGTATGAGTTACATGGGAGCATATGTATTGTGGTTAGAAGAGAATGGTTACGCACCTACAATGGACAGAGTAGAGCAGTACCATAAAGAGAATCCTAACATGATTCCTAAACCTAGGGAACCAAAGGAAACCATAAGGGGAGACGTTCGAGAAGATGAAAAGAGAATGGAATAATAAACTCAAGTACTATACTCTTGATGATGGTAGAATAGTAACACGACAAGAACTATCTAAATTAACTGGCTTGTCACCTAAAACTATATGGCTTAGGTTAAAGACTACTAGGAATTATGAAGAGTTATCTATAAAAAGAAAAGTAGGAGGGCAAAGAAAAGTAAGTACTCCTAAGAAAAGAGTACCAAATAAAACTGCCTTTCAAGATACTTACGGTGACATGCCTCCTGAGTTATTTAAACTTTTGTTTGGGAAGTGGTAGTTTTGTATATAAATACTATGTTAAAATAGGAGTGTTAAATGGCAAAAGAAAAGATACACGATGTAATAGTCAACATGGATATTATGTTAGGTGTACCTAGTAAGAGTGCAGAAGAAGCTTATGATAAAGTAGAAGCTTTCTCAACAGAAAAGTTATTGACTATTGCGTTAGAACAATTACCTTTCAATCAAATGGAAGGAGCAGGTATTAACTTTATAGATGGACATGTTGAGGGTAAGCTGCACTAATGACGAATTATGGAATGGTAAATTTAGAGGATGAGTCTGACTACCTAAGCGATAAGCCTAAGTATTATAAACAAGGCTGGCTTGATTGTAAACATAACAGACCCGTAAGAAAGTTTACCTTACATAATAAAGAAGAAGCTGCTAACAAAGAGATATACCTGATTGGTTACGCTGATTGTGTAGCCAATCTAGAATGGCAGTTTAATTTTCAATAAAACATAGGAGTATATATGTTAGTACAAGGAACCACTATCTTTAACACCGCGCTTACTCAGTTCGATACCTACCAAGGACAGTCAACTGATAAGTATTCTTTACAGATAACTCTGGATAAATTCAATGCGGATTTACTAGACAAAGCTGGAGTCAAGGTGAAGGAGTATGAGGGAGAGCCAATAAGAAAGTTCACTAGTCGTTATGACATACCTGTTTTTACAGGAAGGAACCAGCGTTGGCATGATGAAATACCTAGTGGCTCTACAGTTAGAGTAGAGTTCACAACTAAGGAACACCCGACAGCAGGCATGGTTCCATATGCCAAACGAGTGTTACTCTTAGAAATGGGTGAGGGATACGAAGGACAGAAAGAAGCTGACGAACAGTTCTTTGAATCAAGTCCAGTATAATTAGGAGAAGAGGTAGCTAGCTCACATGCCTAGCCTCCCTCCTCCTCAAAGTATGTGGGATTGGTTGCCCTAAGTAACCACTTATAATTATCGGAGGAGGATAATGGAATATCATAAAGAAGCCTGTCCAAAATGTAGAGAAGCAGGTGGCGATACTAAAGGTGATAACCTAGTAGTATATGCAGATGGAGCAGCTCATTGCTTTGCCTGTGGATACCATGTATTTGCTGAGGACACTAAAGGCACATCAAGCTACAAACCAAGGTTCAAGAAGAACACAGATGCAGCAGCAGAAGGTGTACACGCAGCAATATCTGACAGGAAAATATCTAAAGACATAGCTACCAAGTATAAAGTCAAGGTAGAGTATGGAGTCAACGGACAGATAAGCAAACATCACTATCCTTTCACAGACAAGTCATGTAGGATTACAGCTTGGAAGACTAGAGATGTAGCTACTAAACAATTTCACATAACTGGAAGCTTTAAAGAAACAGGCTTATTCGGTGAATGTCTATGGGATAAGGGAGGTAAGTACCTAACTATAACAGAGGGTGAGATAGATTGTATGTCACTAGCTGAAGTATTCAATGGCAAGTGGGCAACAGTTAGTCTACGCAATGGTGCGCAAAGTGTAGTCAAGTCACTCAAAGATTCATTTGAGTTTGTTGATTCATTCGAGAAGATAGTACTAGCATTTGATAATGATGATGCAGGTAAAGAAGCTATTGATAAAGCACTAGAGATATTCAGTCCAGACAAGGTAAAGATAATGTCTTACCCTGATGGATACAAAGATGTAAGTGACATGCTCCAAGCAGGATTAGTTAGAGAACTAGAGAACTGTTGGTGGCGAGCTAAGACTTATATGCCTAGCGATATAGTAGGTGCTACTGAGTTAAAAGATTCTTGGGTTAGTAGACCTGCTGTACAATCAATACCCTATCCTTGGATTTGCCTCAATCAAAAGACACATGGGTTTAGATTAGGTGAACTAGTAACTATCACCTCAGGTACAGGTATGGGTAAATCATCTGTAATCAGAGAACTAGAACATCACCTACTCACTACCACTCAAGACAAGGTAGGTATCATACATCTAGAGGAAACTACCGAGCGTACTATTGATGGTTTAGTAGGTATTGAATTATCTACACCATATCACCTCGATGAAATTAGACAGAACTATCCACTTCACCAAGCTAACGATGCCTTTGATAAGCTATTCAAAAGAGATGATGGTGAAGAAGCATTGTCTTTGTATGATGGTAAAGAACTATCAGTAGAAAAGATAGTCAGTCGTATCAGGCTTATGGCTAAAGCACAGAATATCAAATGGATTATCCTCGACCACCTAAACCTAGTGATGTCAGGTGATTACCGGGGTGATGAGCGTAGAAGTATAGATGCTTTAATGACACAGCTCCGTGAGGTAGTAGTAGAAACCAACATAGGTTTGTTTGTTATCTCTCATCTAAGTAGACAGCAAGGTGTTACCCATGAAGAAGGTGGTGAGATATCACTTACACACTTACGCGGTAGTCAAGGTATCGCACAGCTATCTAATATAGTTATAGCTTTAGAGAGAAACCAACAACATGAAGATGATTGGATGCGTAATGTAACTAAGCTGCGCATACTTAAGAATAGATACACAGGTGAAACAGGAGAAACTGGACACCTACATTACGACAACGAAACAGGCAGGATAACTGAAGTAGTTGTAGACTTAGAGGAGATGTTGTCATGAAGAAGAGAGGAGCAAAAGGAATTATCTTAAAAGCAAAGAGTGGAAGACAACCTGATACTAGGTTGCTACGCAGAAAAATAGCTAGAGATAAACTAAGAAAGAGGAGAAGAAAGTGAAGATAGCTTTCGACATAGAAACCGATGGACTTAATCCTAGTAGAATACATTGTATTGCTGCTCATGTAATTGGGCAGGATGTGTCTGAGTTCTGGACACCTGATAGAGTTAAGTATTTCCCTGCTTGGTTAGTCGAGATAAATGCTGAGGTATTAATAGGACATAACATCATAGGCTTTGACCTGCCTGTTCTAGGTAAACTCCTAGGCTTTGAATGGTGGGGTGAAGTAGAAGATACCTTAGTGATGAGTCGTCTGGACAATCCAAGTAGGGAAGGAGGGCATTCTCTGGCTTCTTGGGGTACAAGATTGAACTTCCCTAAGGGTGATTATGATGATTGGTCTGCGTATACAGAAGAGATGGGTGAGTACTGTAAGCAGGATGTGAAGGTGCTTGTTAAATTACATAGGTACATGACAAGCAAGAAGATGTCAAAGGCAGCACTAGAGATGGAACATAAGATAGCACAGATAACTCACAGACAAACACAGAACGGATGGAAGTTTGACTTACGCAAAGCTACTCATCTACTAGCTGCTATTAAAGAAGAGATGTTCATAGCAGAAGATGAAGTACGCAAGGTATTTAAACCACTACCTGTATGGACTCCACTTAAATACCTAAATCAAACACACAAGAAAGATGGAGGTAAGACTAGCAACTACATAAACCAGCTAGCTAAAGGAGCAGAATGGCATGAGATAGATGGAGAACTACAATGGGGATACTATGCCTTTCCTGAATTCAACTTAGGCAGCAGACAACAGATAGCTAAATACCTAAAGCACTTCGGATGGACACCTAAAGACTTCACAGAACTAGGTACACCTATCGTATCAGAAACTATACTAGAGGCTATAGAAATACCTGAAGGTAAACTCATAGCTAAGTACTTAATGTTACAGAAGCGACTAGGATTAGTCAGCGCATGGATAGATGCAGTAGATGAAACAGGTAGGATACATGGCAAGGTAAATACCTGCGGTGCTGTGACAGGTAGGATGACACACTCAAGTCCTAACCTAGCACAAGTACCTGCTAGTCACTCACCTTATGGTGAAGATTGTAGGGAATTGTTTACAGTAGAAGATGGTTACTGTCTAGTAGGCATGGATGCGTCAGGCTTAGAACTCAGGATGCTTGCGCACTACATGAATGATGAAGATTATACTAATGAGGTAATCAATGGCGACATACACACAGCAAATCAAAGAGCTGCAAATCTTGAATCAAGAGATAAAGCAAAGACATTCATCTATGCGTTCTTATACGGAGCAGGTGATGGAAAAATCGGGCAAGTTGTCGGAGGAACAGCTAAGGATGGTAAACGACTTAAGGCAGATTTCCTCAAAAACACACCAGCTCTTAAGAAACTACGAACTAGAGTTACTTCGCTTGCTGATAGTGGGTCACTTGTAGGATTAGATGGTAGGTTATTACATGTACGCAGCTCACACGCAGCTCTAAATACTTTACTACAATCAGCAGGTGCTATAGTTATGAAGCGTGCTGTTGTATTACTAGACCACTTTAGTCAGGTGTACAAGGTAAACTACAAACTAGTAGGGCAGATACATGATGAAGTACAAGTAGAAGTAGAAGAAAGCAAGGCACAATTCTTTGGGGACTTGGCAGTTAATTGTGTACGCAGAGCAGGGAAAGACTTTAAACTAAACTGTCCTTTGGATGGTGATTATAAGATTGGAACTACATGGAGGGAAACACACTAATGGAAAAAGTTACTCATATTGTTAAGCGAGATGATGTTATTTGGTTCGCTGAAATGGTTAGTACTTTAGATGTATCTAAATACAATAACCAAAAAGAATGGAGAGAGATAATAAAAAGAATATACTGGGAGGTATTTATAAAGGAGGATAAAGATGACAACTGATATCAATCCATCTTACTATCAGAAAGGTAAGATACAAGTAACAGATTTTATAGCTGACCAGAACATGACTTTTATGGAAGGTAATGTAGTAAAATATGTGTGTCGCTACAAAGACAAGGCTGGGATACAAGACCTAAGAAAAGCAAGGTGGTATCTAGACAAGCTAATCGAGTTGTCAATGGAGGGCAACCCATATGAGGAGATTAAATGAAAAGTATCAACACATTAGTAGATGATGTATATGGAGTCCTATCTTCTAGTAAAGCAGATAGTGGTGTAGATGTAGACAAAGTAATAGATGACTTTGGTGAATCAATGAAGTCACTACTCAGAGATAATGTCCTTAAACCTAGGGAAGATAAGCGTACCTTACGCATGTCTAACATAGGTAGGAAGGAAAGATTCTTATGGTATGTACACAAAGGTATGGCTCAAGAGCAGATGAAACCTAGTACCCTTATGAAGTTTCTATACGGACATGCTACAGAAGAGTTAGTCCTAGCTCTTGTTAAATTAGCTGGGCATGAAGTCACACACCAACAAGCGGAAGCAGAAGTTTCTGGAATAAAAGGTAGCATGGACTGTGTGATTGATGGTAAACTAATTGATGTTAAAACAGCAGCACCCTTCGGCTTTAAGAAATTCAAAGAAGGAGGATTACGATGGGATGACCCGTTTGGTTATGTAGACCAACTGCGTGGTTATGCTGCTTCTCTCGGTGTACAAGATGGTGGTTGGCTAGTAATAGATAAAACCAACGGACATCTCTGTACACATTTTGAGAACTTTGAACATGATGAACCTATTGAAATACAGATAGAACATCTAAAGAAAGTTGTCGAAAGAGAGGAAAGACCAGAGCAATGCTATGAGTTAGTACCTGATGGTAAGTCAGGCAACACAAAGCTTGCTATGGAATGCAGCTACTGCGTGTTTAAGCAACATTGCTTTCCTGACATGAAGGTGTTTGCCTACTCAACTGGACCTAGGTTCTTAGTTGATGTAGTCAATTACCCTAAGGTAGCTGAAGTTTATAATTACTTTCAAAAGGAGTAGATATGAAAGAGATGATAGAGCAAGTACTGGCTAACAAATCACTTACAGTATTTTTAGGTATAGTAATCGTAGCTTTAGTGCTTGGTTGGGTAGGTTAGTAAGATAAGACTGGGGTTCTTTTCGTGAGAACCCCTTTTACAGGAGCATGAGAGGGGGTTACAGCGTACTTTAGCTGTAATTAATAGTAAGGGGAGGATATGGTATATAAAGCTGTAATAAAGCTGCCAACCTATAGTAAAGGCAGGGGAGAAAAGAAGCGTACTAATCTCTTTAGTATGAACATCTATAGAAACATGCACTACCTTAGTCTGAATAAGGTAAAGCAAGATTATCACAAAGAAGTAGAAGAATGGGTAAAGGTTCTACCTAAGTTTAAGAACCTCACACCTAAGTATATTCTATTCTTTAAAGGAAAGAGAAAGAAAGACATAGATAACTATACATTTCCTGTACACAAGTTCCTAATGGATGCGCTGGTAGAGCAAGAAGTGTTAGTCGATGATAGTTATGACTATGTCAGGGGATTCACCACAAGCTTTGGTGATGATGATATGGAAGATAACTATGTAGTTATCGAATTAAATGGAGATGAGTTATGACACAAACAGGTAGGCAAGAGATTATAAGAAGATTAGCAGAGGATTACGCAGAGAGAGCAACAGTATTAAAGTTAAAGTTTGAAGATGCCTACAATAAATATGTCAAGAGATGTGAACTGAGAACAGATGAGAGTCTATTGCAGCAGTTTACTTGTGCTAACTTAGGGAGATTACCTACCACTACTACAGCAGGTAGGTCAGATGAATACATAATTACAACAGGTCCAGACGATTGTGAGGATGGTGTATGCAAACTATAAAAGACAAGGAAGAAGAAAGACATCCACCTCGCCCACCAATGTCACCGTTTAGTTAATTGTCTTTATTCCATTGGTTAATATTCTGAACTTGATTAGCTTTTTGATTCCAAGGAAGTACAGGTCTATATCCAGTTAAAACACCTTTTTGAAACTCTTCTAACTCTTCATCACTAAATTTATTATTAAGAGTAGCTAAGTAATCTTCTCTAGCAGGTGTAGGTTCTATACCTTCTTCTTCATCATCAAAGTATTTACTACCTAGAATAGAAGCAGCAGTAAGCATACCAAATCCAATAGGATGCCTTTTTAAAGCAAACCTTCCTACAGTACCAATTCCCTTAGCTATATTAATAGAAGTAGAGGGTCTAACATTCTGTGCCTGTCCTAGTAAGGCTTTTATATAAGCATTCGTTGCCATTAATTCCAACTCCATTTAATAGGGTTTCCAATCTTATTACCTATTGGTCTACCCCATATACCAATAGCTTCTTGTACACCAGCAGGTGTATTCCAATGTTCATCTTCAAAGTCTGCGCTCCAGTAGTTACCATCATCAGTACCTTCTACAGAACTACCTTGAAACCATCCCGGTTTTGTATTTGTTTTATCTTTACCACCGCTAATATCTCTATTATCTATAGACTTCTCATAAGGAGGCATGTCTTTATACTTAGGTTCTACAGATAAAGGTGGACTAGTTACTACATCATTACCTAATATAGGTATATCTTGAGCCTCATTATCTGTTAGAAGAGAGCCATCAGCTCCTCTATTACCTGTTAGTTGAGTCTGACTAGCAGCAGCAGCTAAACGCTGAGCAGCAGGTAAAACATTAGCAGGTTTAATTACAGTTTCTGTTTGAATCTTAGGTGGTGATACAGGAGCAAACTCTTGCTTCTTAACAGGTGTTCTATCTTTTATCCTGCTTTCTACGCTACTTAGTTTAGCTAGCTTAGTTTCAGGAGATACAGCCATCATACCTTTAGGTACAGTAGTAGCTACAGCACTAGTCTGAGCAGCTCTGTTAGCTAATTTACTAGCCATCATAGCCTCATAAGCAGCAGCACTACCGTTCTCAAACAAGTCAGCTTGAGTAGCAGCAGCCATAATATCATCGTCTGCCATGCGTTGTTTATCTGCTCTTTGTTTTGCTAAAGAAGCACCAAACTCAGTACCTCCTGTTGGAGAAGGGTAGTCTTCTGTAATATAAGCACCTACTCCTTCAAAATCATCAAGTGGTTGATTAGCTCTTTCTTCAATATATTTTCTGTAATCTTCAGCAAAAGCCTCGTCAGAAATTCTAGCAGCATCATCAGCAAGAGCAGGTGCTACTTCTTGAGTTCTGGTTGCAGCCATCATACCATCAGCATCTAAACCTACTGCTGCTTTTGAAGCATCATCATAAATACCTCCTTCTGTTAGCTCTTCTAAAGTTCTCCAATATTGCAGGTATGCAGCTTCTTCAGCAGGTGTTAATCCTCCTCTATTAACAGCTTCATTATCAAGACGATTAATTTGATTTGAAGTATATGCTATTTCTTCAGTCCTAGCTAGTTGCGCAGCAGAAGTAGTACCTGTATCATCTGCTACATTAGCTACAGCAGGATTGTTATTAGGAGCAGCAGCTTCAATATCATCTATTATAGGAGCAACTTCTGCTGCAGCTATCTTAGGTTTAACAACACTTGACTCAGGTACATAAGCACCTAGAGCATCATCCCATACTAATTTACCTTCATGCTTAACAGTCCGTTCTAATTCCTGTGCTACTTTTAATTCAGCAGCAGCTCTGGAAGCAAGCTCTCCCTCCATAACTGTACCTTTAGCTGTGTCTGCCATCTTGGTAGTAGCTATACTTCTCTTAGCTGCTTGTTTAGATACTGTAGTTAGTAAGGCTTTAACTGCAAAAGCATCTAGAGCTACACTTACAGGCTGTTCAGCAAAAGAATCAGCAGCTTGCTCTAAACTTCCATACTTCTCAGCATAGTAATCATTAATAGCATTAGCATATACTTTATTAGTTGCCCAGTCTTCAGGTAGATACTTCTCCCAGTCATCAGGTAATGCCTTCTGTGCGTAACCAGCCATTACTCTAAGTACAGCTTCTCCAGTATCTATAGGTCTAGATACTGCTTGAGCTATATACCCTAGTTCTGTTAAAGCATCTGAACCTATGTTACTACCTGCTGTAAACAATGTACTAAAGAATCCAGCACCTTCATCTCTTAGATTAGGGTCGAATCTTTTTGTATCCTTTAGCTTTCTATCTTTATGTAATCTTCCACCGGGCATATCTATCTCCTGTTATTTATTTTTCTGGGTCGCCATATTGAGGGAATCCAAAGAAACCTGTCATTACTCTCTCAACTCTTTCTGTCCAATATAAGTCCTCATCTATTAGAGGCTTAGCTACAATAGGTATTCCCTTACCTAGTATCCACTTAGCATAGTGACTCGTACCATCTTCATCTACTATTCTGGGACCTAATGGCATCCCTTTCTTAAGAGAGAACCATTGTTTATTCATCATAGCTTCTAAAGCTGTCTTAGGAACTACACTTGATTTATTCATAAAAGTATGTGTGGGGTGTTGTATCCAATGGATAGGCTCAGCTATCTGCTTAGATATAACCATACTTTCACCATTACCTAAATCTAATTTACCACTATTCTCACCTGTCCAGAAGTCCCAGAAGTTTTCCATTGTAGGTTCTTCTTCTGAGAAAGCTTGGGTCATTGCGTACCATAGAGCTGAAGTATATACGCCTGCTCTGAGCGAATAAGCAGCATACATATTCCATGCTTTAACTACTTGTTTAGCCTCCGGACTTTCCCAATGTCCTTGTTGTATTCGATGTGCTAAAGCTTTAGATACTTTAGGTAATCCTGTAAATGTCTTAGCTATAATCCTAATGTTAGATACAGTCCAATCAGGAGCAAATAGTCCTAAGTTTAACCATCTTCTCTTATTTACAGGTAGCATCTGAGCTAACTTAGCAGCAGCTTTACCTCTTACTTTATTAGGATTAGCAGCAGCATACTCATACAATCGTGTAGTAAAGTTGTTCCAATCTAAAGAACCAAAAGCATCGTTAGCAAACTCAGCAGCTTTATGTTCTGCCTTTAATACAGCAGCATTATACGCTTCATCTACTTGCTCAGGTGTTCTACCTTGTCCTTCAAAGTCTTTCTTATGTAAATCCTTTAGCATTATCTCTCGCTGTCTTTGAAAAACAGCTACTTTAAATCTGTCATGTAAGAAATTCCAAGTTGCATGGTCTACTACTTTCATAGCCTTACCCATACCTGCTCCTACAATACCCATTTTAGAAACAACATTGTCATCTATTACTTTAACACCGGGAGCTACTAACTCTTGTTTAATAGTCTGTCCTACCTGTACTCCTCTCAAGATAGCATAGTCAACAGCGTCTTTCATCTCTACACTTCCTAATTCTAACTGTTTATAATTAAGATGTCTAATAGCTCCTACTAATCCTAAAGAGTAAACACCTGATAGGAACAAAGCTTGTGCGTGGAATAGAGAACCAAATACAAAGATACGCTTAAGTCCATTGTTCAATCCTAATATCTTTTCAGCTATATCTCCTATACCCCCTCTACGAGAAATAGCAAAGAAGTCATTTAGAATGTCATGTACATCTGTATGTGCCGCGAAACCATCTAACGCAGGATGGTCGAAGGTTTTATAATGTAATCCTTCTTGAGTCGTAAAACCACCTTTACTAGTATCTGTTTTCTTAAGTACATCTAAATCTGCTAAAGATAAAAGAGCAGGCATTGCCTTACCACCTATCTCAAGGCTAAGATTAAGCATACTATTAAGAGCATTTCTACCTATAATAGTTCTAGACATACCTTGTACATAAACATTCAGAGCTTGTTTAGCATCTAAAAGCTCAAGCTTACTACTAATCTCTCCCTTGTCTATCATCTCTTGAATTTCTTCAAGAGTTCCTCTTATAGTCCTATTGTTTTGACTTCCGTGTTCAAGTCTTCCAAATATCTTAGCAATATCATCATCTGTTAAATCATCCATTCTAACAAATAAATGAGGAAAGTAGTTATTTAGGAAAGAACCTATTGTTTTAGTCCTATCCATACCCCTCATACCTAGCTTGACTACTTCACCTTTATCTTTTATTAACCCTGCTTTTACTGCTGCTTCACCTATAACTCCTAGTAAATCTTGTATGTCTTTCTTTATTTTATTTAAAGCTTGTGTTTCTGCAGCATTTCTACCTTGTAGTTTAGTATTGTTTTCAATGGCGGTTATAACTCTTGTTACTGTAGCAGTATCTAAAGTATCTAATTCATCTATAATACGCTGTGCTTCAAGTTCCCATACTTTAGCAATAGCAGAATCTACTTCTAATCCTTTAGCTATCTGTGCTTTAATCCTCATACTTATAACATTTAGAGATTTACCTGATAACGCTTTATATGCTTTAGGTCCTAGTCCTACAGCTAATCCAGCTACTAAAGCATTACGCAATGGGTCGCCCTCTTCCTTATCTGATAGAGCATAAGCTCCAACAGCAGCTCCTCCAGCTATAGCATATCCTGTTTTAGATTTATCTCCTAGATAATTAGATGCTCTAGCTGCGTAACTATCTCCCTCATTCACAGGTATAGGAGCAGGTGCTTCTCTAGGGTCAGCTAGTATTTCTTCAGCATTTCGCTGACTAGGAGTCTTTAATTCTTCTTGCCGTTGAAGATATGCTCTTTCTAATTCTTTAGCAGCCTGAGCATTTAATTCTCTTTCTTTAGCTCCTTTTGTTAATTCTGGTCTTTGTCCTATGCCTTGTTTTAAATCCTCTGCTTCTTTTCTAGCGACTGGAATCTTTCCCTTCTCTCTTGCTATTAGCATTAACTCAAAACTATCTAAGTTTTTAAGATAGTGTCTTTGATTAGGAGTAAGTCTATCGAATCTACCTCCTTTCTTTATAGTAACATCAAAGTTCTTTTGAAACCTATCAAACACTTTCTTTATTCGTGGTTTGTATATGACTACATGAGGAATACCTCCTTGATTGATAGTCTGTACTCCTTTAAAACCTTTTAATTTACCTTCTGCTCCAAACCATCCAAACTTTTTAGCTAAAGCTACTCCTTTAGGAGTGGCTAAATCTACAAGAACATAATCTTTTCCTTCTGCTAACTCAGGGTACAGCCTAGAAGGTGTTTCTTTTATATCATTAACAATTCTCTGTGACTCATTTACCTCTTTTATAGGCATTATTTCTTCTTGCTCTTGAATATTTTTTAATTGAGTATCTTCTTTAGACTGTTTAGATTTAACTTTAGTTTTAGTAGCTAAATCTTTGGATGTTCTAGCCATAACACCTAGTCCAGCTAATACACCAAAAGCAGCTCCAAACGCAGCTCCTGCTTGCACATTCTTGCCTCTTATCTTACCTTCTTCTAGTTGAGAATAGAATCCTTCATAGCTAGCACCAGCTACAGCACCAGTTCCTACACCTGTACCCATCTTAGCTAATCCTCTAAGCGCAGCAGGTTGAATATTATTAAGCTTATTAAGAGCTTTAGTAATTGCAGTAGCTCCTGAAGCTCCTTTAGCTGTCAAACCTAGCCAAGCTAGTACACTTAAAGGTAAGTCTTTTAATATCTCAGCAGTAAACACACCTCCTGTATAAGCAGGA